AGGCGAAGCCCATCATCTTCTCCAGGTCCAGCTTCAGCTCCTTGAACTTGGGGCGGCTGGCGGCCACCGTGGCACCCTCCGCCGCCCAGTACATCTGCACCCCGCCGAACACGCTGGCGGACACGTCGGTCTCGTCCACCATCAGCCACCGGGCGGCGTTGGAGCTGGCCCCCGCCGTGTAGCTGTCCACCCGGGAGAGGATGTCACCGGTGGACACCGCCGTTTCCAGGATCTGCCCGGCAAAATCCTCCTGGACGGCAAAGCCGCCGTCCGCACCGACACCCTCGTTGCTGCCCTGCACCGCGTTGTTCACCTGGAGCAGCCGCTTGTCGGCAATGTGGGTCTTGGCCGCATTCACCACGGCCTGGAGCTGCTCTCCCAGGCTGCGGAAGGGCCGGGCCCCCCGGCCATCGTCCTGCGCGCTGCCGTTGCCGCCGGGCAGGGGCTCGGCGTCCTCCTGGCTGCGGCGCATCAGGCTTTCCGTGGTGGAGATCTGGGTGCACAGAGCATCCAGCTCAGCGTCCAGGGCGGCCGCCTCGGCCACCTTGCCCTCCTTTAGCAGCTGCTCCGCCTGGGCCAGCTTGTCCGCCTTCTGCCGGCGGAGATCGTTCAGCACCTTCGAGTGATCCATTTTATTGCCCTCCTAATAGTATTTTTTCACGGACAGGGACACGGCCAGCCGCTCCCGTTCGCTCTCGTTTCCCGGCGCTGCGGCCGGGGGATCGCCGTCCTCGTCATGCCTGGGCGTTCCGGCGTCCAGGGCTTCCTTCCGCGCCCAGAGCTCCGCCGCGCTGGGCAGGCCGCCCGCCCCGGACAGGGCCCGGAGCCCGCCGCCCACGGCGTTCACCACTTGGGACGGCAGCAGGCTCGCCCCGCCGATGACCTCGTCCACCAGGCCGGCCTCCACCGCCTCCTGGACCGGGAGCCAGGTCTCTGCGTCCATCATGGCCTTCAGCTCCGCCCGGCTCCGCTTGCCCTGACACTTGAGTTCGTAGGCGTTCAGGATAGACTGGGCAAACTTGGCCAGTTCCTCCGCCGTCTTCAGGTGGTCGTATTGATTGCCGTCAGCTGTGACCGCCGGGTCATGGATCATCACCTGGGCCACCGGCGTGGCTTTCACCCGCTTGCAGCCCAGCATGGCGGTGCTTGCCGCCGACGCAGCCAGGCTCTGCACCTCCGCCTCGGTGTCGCACCCGGCGCCCAGTAGCACGGAGTACATCTCAAAGCCCGCGAACATGCTGCCGCCGGGGCTGTTGATCTCCACCGTCAGCGTCTCGTCGGGCGGGTTTTCCGCCACGGCTTTGCGGATGTCACCAGGACTGCAAACGGAGTACCCGAAGAAACGGTAGAGCCATGCGTCCTTATCGGCCACAATGTAACCGTTCATCTGCGTCCTCATCAGCTTTCACCCCCTTCCGTGATGCCTTCTATGATGTGCTCCACGGTGTCCAGGTTCTTGGTCATGAAGAACCGCTGGCCCGCCCCGTTGGGCAAAGGATTCTTCTCCTCCAGCGCCCGGCAGTCATCCGGACACATCACGCCGTTGGAGATCATCTTTTCGTAGAACCGGCTGCGGCTCTCGTTGTCGCCCCGGAGCCGCGCCGCCACGTTCATGCGCAGATACAGCCCATCATCCATCTGCTTCCGGGTCAGCAGCTTGTACTGGAACTCCTCCTCCCACTGGGTCACATAGGGCTGGAGGGTGGAGATCACGAAATCCAGCTGCTGCTGTTCGTTGGATGAGTACGCCTGCTTGCCGCTCTGGAGCATGTACTGAGGGATGCCGGTGAAGCGGCTGACCTCTTCCACCGTAAAATCCCGGCTCTCGATAAACTGGGCGTCCTTCTGGTTTAGGCCGATGGGGGTATATTTCATATCGCGATCCAGCACGGCGACCTTGAACATGGAATCGGACGCGTACTGGGCGAACGACTCCCGTATTTTCTCCCGTCCCTCGCGGCCCAAGTCGGTAGCCACCTCCACGATCCCGCTCATCCTGGCCCCGTTCTGGTAGAACTTCTTGGCGTAGCGCTGCGCTCCGGCGTCGGCGGCGATGGTGGACTTGGCCAAAGCCAGGATCCCCTTGCCGTACAGCCCGTCGTAGGTGTCGAAGAACACGATCACCAGGTCGGACGGCGCAAAGGTGCGGGTCAGGCCGTCCACCGTGAAGTCATACCACAACTGGCCCGCATTCGAGTCCCTTCGGATGGTCCGCCCCTCTGTGGGCAAGGGGATGAGGTCGGAGATCCTGCCCCGGCGGTCCCGGAAGATCCCCAGATACCCTTCACCGTGCCAAAACGCCTGACTCATCAGCACCTTGCGGCACAGGGCGGGCCCCATGCGGGCGTTGGGCCGGACCTTGAGCAGATAGTCCAGCTCCGGCACGGACACCGGGTAACGCTCGCCCTCCCGCCGTTGGAAGGCTGCCATGGGCATCACGCTCATGGCGTTGGTGAGGATGCGGTGGGCCGCCGCTATCGGCGACTCCTGCTCCGCCGTTCTCTGGTTGGACGGCAGATCTTCCCCGGAGAAAAAGGTCCGCTGGAACCAGGTCTGTACCTGCTCCCAGTCCAGCTCCCTCACCTCTGCTTTGTCCCGGGGCTGGGGCCGCATGGATCTGGACAAGATTATCGGCTGTCGCCCCCCTTCGACCTGGCCACTACCACGCTGTAGGCCAGCAGGCATACGCCCGCAACGGCCAGGGCTGCGCCGCGGCCAAAGGTGAGCGCCGCGGACGAGGTGAAACAGATGCCGGCGGCTATCATCAGCAGATCGTCCAGGTACAGCCCCAGCAGAAGGGCCAGCCGGGAGAGGAGCGTCCTGCCCCGCTCCGCCTTGGCCTCCCGCCGGGGATCCACTTTTTTAACCATGTCAGATCCCCCAATCGTCAGAAAGTACGTGTTCGTTGATGTCGCTGCCCGGGGACCGTTTCACCAGCACCCGCGCCAGGGCGTTCATCACCGCCGCCACGGGGTCGATGCGCTCGGTGTCGTCCTTGTGCTTTTTAGACAGCTTGATGTCCCCGTAGTTATTCTGGATCTCGATGGCGTTGGCCAGGCACCACATCAGCAGCGGCGACTCCTCCAGCACGATCTTCCCCTGGAGCAGCAGCTCTCGGAAGCCTTTCACCGCCAGGTTTTGCCCGGCACAGGTCTGGGCCACTTCCACGCAGAAGTCCTCGCTGTTTCGCTCCTCGCACATTTTGATCGCCAGGTCGGTGGCGTTGTGGCCGTCATAGTCCACCTCGTCCACCTTCCAACCGTGCTCCCGCTCGCCGGCGCAGATCCAGTTGTCCACATAGCTGTTGTCGGTGACGTCTCCGGGAGTCAGAGTGCAGTACCCACCCTTGGCCCAGGCGGTGTAGGGCACCCGGTCGGTGTGCTCGTGCCGCCGAGCCCCGCCCTCCGGCATGAAGCCGTGGGCCTTGATGGCCACCCGCCCGTCCGGAAGGTCGAACACCGCTCCCGCCCCGGACAGGTCGATGCGCTTGCCCAGGTCAAAACCACAATTGCAGTGCAGGCCGTCTGTCAGCGCGGCAAATTCGTCCCGGCTCACCTGGGCCTTCTTGGCCAGCTTCATGCAGTGCTCGTCCAGGTAGCGGTTGACGCTGCCTGTCTGCCACATACACATCCGCCGGGTGAGGAACGCCCGGATCTTATCCGGATCCCGGGAGCCGTAGGCCGCCGTGTGCTCGTCCCGGATCTCTTTGAGCAGAATCCGGCTGTAGTCGTTGGGATAGCGCAGGCAGGGGTTGGCTTTCAGCCACGCGGCCTCGTCGTGAGGATCGTCCCCCTCGTCCAGCTCCCGGATCATGACAAAGTAGCTCTCGTCCCGATTGTCGCCGGTCAGGATGCTTTTGGCGTAGGTCTCCTCGCGGTAACATGGCTTGGACTGGGCGTCATCCCCAGCGGTGGTGATCACGTCCAAAAGGGCCTGGGCCCGTTTGCCGAAGCTGTTCAGCCCCAGATCGTAGATCGTGGATGTAGGATGGGCGTGGTACTCGTCCACCACGAAGTAGCTGGGCGCGCCGGAGTCCTTGTTTTTGGTATCCTTGGACAGCGTCCGCATATAGCCGCCCCGTTTGCGGTGGGTCACCGGGTTGGACCGGGGGACGATGAGCCGCCGGGCGATGTCCGGGCTGGCCAGGGCGATTTTCTTGGCGTCGCCGAATACCCGCATGGCCTGGCCCCGGTCCACGGCAGCGCATTCCACCTCCGGCTCGGCTTCAAATACCGCCAGCTCCGGCCGGTAGGGCGGATACATGGCATCGGCGCACATATGGTAAAGGCCCTGTCCGGACTTCTCCGTGGATTTGAAATTGCCGCGGGCCCGCTTATTGTAGGTCCTGGTGAACCGCCGAGCCCCGGTGTCCCGGTCTACCCAGCCATAGGTGCAGCCTAGGTCGAACACCTGCCAGGGCTGGAGCTGGATGGGCTGGCCCGCCTCCACGCCCCGGGTCTGGATACAGTGGGAGAAGAACCGGACGATCCGGTCCGCTCGGGTGGTGTCGAACACATAGGGGAACTCATCCGTGCCCTGCCGCCGCAGATCGTCCAAATGCCGCTGGCAGGCAAGTATTTCATATTTACAGCACTGCTCCCGCAGCCGGCCCTGGGTCACCTGCTTGGCGTAGACGCTGACCGGGTGGTGGAGCCCGGACTTCCATCGCTCCGCCATTTCAGTCACCAAACAGGTCGTCCGTCTGGTCGCCGCCAGTCGCCGCCGCACGCTTCTGAGCCAGCCGCACCCGCCCGGAGGGCGTCAGCCCCAGCTTCTCGGCGTACTGGAGCACGTTTCGCTCCAGGGCCTGGAGCTTCCCGGTGAGTGCGTCCAGCTTGGACACCGCTTCCACCAGCTCGTCCGGCGACATCATGGGGGCGCTCCTTGCCGACGCTTCCCACTCCTGGTCGGATAGGGCGGCGTCGCTCCTGCGCCGCTTTGCCCCGGCTTCCACCGCCTTCTGGACGCCCAGCCGGTCTATGAGCTGGTTGATGAGAAGGGTGGTCTGGTCCCGCCGGGCCAGCATGGAGCAGTACCCGGCCAGCACCGTGGAGTCCAGGTCGTCCAACAGTACCAGCCCGTCCATCTGCTTGAGGATCTGGTTCCAGTAGGCGTTGGCCCTGCGGTCAGAGCTGACGATGGCGGGCTTCTTCAGCTTGGGCTCCCGGCCCCGGTCGGGCAGTACGCCCGCCTCGGCCTGTTCTCTGGCCTCCCGCTCCGCCTGGGTCAGGTGTTTGGTCATATTTTCACTGGCTTTCACCGCCGCTGGCATGATCTCGCCTCCTGGTCCGCCCCGAAACTCTGATGGGGGAAATTTTCTCACAAACGACGATCGGCGCGGTCTGCCGTCCTCGCCCGCAAAACTTTTTCGGGGCGGGGGGAGGGTTAAGCCCCAAAGGGGCTCCCTGCGCGTGCGCGGCCGCGCACAGCCGCACACGCGGGCCTGCGCACCGGGGCGCGGACGTAGCTTCCGGCTGAGATCACCGCATCAGATCCCGGCGTTTCTGCCACTGCTCCCCCATGGTCTTGCGGGAGTGGCAGGAGTGGCACAGGCTCTGCAGGTTCGCCCGGTCGGTGAACAGCGCCCAGTTGCCCTTGTGGTCCCGGATGTGGTCCACGTCGGTGGCGCGGGTGCGCAGGCCCCGCCTGTCGCACTCCCGGCAGAACGGCTCCCGGAGCAGCTGGCCGGGACGGAGGTCATCGGTCCACACAGGCAGACTGTACCACCTGTGCCAGGCGGCGGACTCCCTGCGGGCGGCCTGCTTTGGCCGGTGTTTGGGGCACCAGCCGTTCCGGGTCAGCTCAGGGCAGCCAGGATGGCGGCAGGGGCGCAGAGGTTTTTGTGCCACGGGCTATCACCTCCGGGCAAAACAAAAACGCCGGTCCCATGACCCAACCCTCTGGTTGGCTTCACGGGCTCCGGCGTTCAACGCTCTGGCCTCTGTCGATA